TTGAATATGAAGAAAAAGAGTACATGGGGCAAAAGTTACTCAAGCTGAAAGACATTTTAAAGTAGCAGGGCAAGGTACAGCCCGTGAAAGTCGGGCCAGCCGAAAGGCTGCTACGCTCAACCTGCTATGAGCAGGGAAAAATTAAAAAAATAATAAGGAGGAGATAAAAATGATATATGTGTATTATCAGGATACAAATAAAAAAGAGATGGAATCATATTTGTGTGAGCAATGCAACGCCATGATGCCAGTCTACAAGGTCGTTAGAATAGTAAAGCCCGGTGAATGGTCTTACGTTGCCGGGTACAACATGGGAACAAGCTATTATTGTGGTTTAGAATGCATGAAAAAAAGTTATGAAGCAATCTACAAAGATGAAGTGAAATTTGTTAAAGTCAAGAAAAACACAATAAACGAGATAAAAAGCAGAGGATATCCAGCTTAGCAGGGCAAGGGAGAAAGCCGTGAAACCCGGCGGGGCGAAAGCCCTTCCGCTCAACCTGCTATTGCAGGGAAAAATTAAAGGAGGATGATTTACATGAAAACTTACAAAGCGTACATTCTTTCCAGAACAAATGGAACTGTTCAAATTGGACATACGGTATATCAACCTTGCACAGGGGCATTTTTCAAGGTGCAAGGAAGACCTCGTAAGAGCGACGTTCTCGCTGTCTACGAGGTAAGCGAAAACTCCATGGTAGGGGCAAGAGAAGCCCTTGCTATGGATGCAAAGCAAAATTAAGATGGAGGGATAAAAATGTTTGAAGAATTAGAAAAAAAATCTTTACCAGAAATAGCCCGTTTCTTGGGCTATTTCACAAGAGAGAAAATAAAATCTAAAGAAGAACTCAATAGATTTTTAAAAACTTTTATCGACTTACTAAAAATAATTCGCAAAGACTTCGACGAAAATTATTTCATCGAAGAGGCCGCTATATACGACGAACGAATTTATTATTTGGAGTAAAAAAAATTAAAGGAAGAAAGGAGGGATAAAAATGTTCATATTAAAAGAATTTTTACACAAAAAAATAAAAAATGTAGCAGGGGACATACCCTACTACACTGGAATAGACTTACAAAATCCTTTCCAAAAATGGGAGGGAAACATAGGAGTAGCCGTTCTCTATAGGCCCTACAGATGTGTAGTAGAGCCTATAGAGATATGTGGGCTTTATCTCGGAGATGAAGCCTCCGAGGAAGAAATGGCAAGACTGAAAAAACGGTTATTACCCTTGCAGAAGAATTAGAAGTTCCGTCCTCGCTGATAGACGAGGACGAAGAAGGAGGCAAGCGTCGCCAATTCGACGACGACCCTCCGCATTGTGTATATGTCGTCTCCCCTTTCAAAAAGGGGACAGACGGCTGGGAGTAAGTAAAAAGAGATAGGAGGCGATAAATTGAAAGTCAAGAAGCACGATGCATATATACAGGTAAAGCTGCCGTCCGAACTTAAAAAAGCAGCCGAGAAAAAACTCTCTGAGATGGGATATTCCATTTCGGAGTTTGTAAGGGAAAAATTGAGAGAGGTTGTGGAGAAAACCGAAGGAGAGGAACAGATATGATTTCTGGCATCGGTATCTTGTGTATCAATCAAGAACAAATAGCTGTTTTGACAGCAATGGATAAAGAACCTCTTGGAGAAATTGTTAGCTTTGAAGGCTATCTTTGTAATTTTACATTCGATAAGCTCTATAGGGAAGTGTTTGAAGCAAAGCAAATAGTTGATGTCGAATTTACTGTCGGACAACATAGATACGTCAGTAAAGGCTATATTTCTAGCTTGACAATAGAAAAAAATAGCGAATGTCCATTTTGTGAGTTTGAAATTCACGAGTTAAAAGGAATGCGATAGGCAAGTAGATGTTTTGGAATTGTGAGGGCTAGCAAGCCCTTTTTATTTTTGTCTTCATGATAACGTTTGTATTTGTCCTACAATGAGAGAAAATTGAACGGGCATAGAATAATATAATCCCCCTGCATAAGCATAAAAAAACAGACCCCGAAGGGCCATACAAGGAAGAGGATTAACTGTTTGTCTTTGCTCTTGCGATGTCTACAGCTGCCTCGCCGAAAATATATCCTAGTGCAAGCGTAACGATTTTCCAATACAGGTCACTGTCTATCTTCAGTCCAAGGCCTTCCGACAAAATAATAAAAGCCGCACTCGCTACGGCTACCCAGAATTTCCTGCTTGTAAGTTTTTGCTTTAAAGACGCACTCATTGTATCTCCTCACTTTCATTATTATTATTTTCATTACTTTCCTTTTCTATCTTTTTCTTTCTGATACCCGCAAGCATCCACAGCTCGCCCGTTGTAAAGGCAAACCATGTGCCAATCAATGTAGAAGGTTCACTGCCGACCTTCAAAAATACATACAATACCGCTCCTGTGAACACAACATTCAGTAAAATTACAAGCGTCACGATAAACTTAGAAAACCTCATTTTATCACTTCCTAAGTTCAATTACATTTTTCGTTGCATTCCATTCTACTTTTAGTCCCAGCATTTCTGCCAGTTTTCGCACTTCAGCGTAGGATTTACCATCCACTATGAAGCCTTCTAATTCCTTGCCTTCGAATAAAATTTTAGTCTTTTGCACGTTCTCATCCTCCTTTATCTGAATGCCAGCAGCTTTAGCAATACCATTTACGATTGCATTTGCTACTTTTTCTTGAAAACTTGGCTTTTTTAGTAGCTTTTCTTCTTCCGCATTTGATATAAAGGCTAATTCTGTTAATGCCGCAGGCATATTTGTATAGCGTAAAACATAGTAGCCGGCTGTTTTTACACCACGATTTGTGAGTCCTGTTGCCTGTATTAGTTCTTCTTGTATTGCTTGTGCAAGTTTCTGTCCTTGTGTGCTTCCCATAGCATGATATGTTTCTGTGCCTTTCGCAGTAGAATTTGTTGCACTGTTGCAATGTATAGATACAAAATAGTTTGCACCAAAATTATTCGCAATTTTGCACCGTTTCTCTAAACTTACGAAATTATCATCTGTACGAGTTAGTTTCACATTTACACCCATGTTCTGAAGTTTATCTGCCACTTTTTGTGCTACCAGTAAAGTTATATCCTTTTCTTTTAGACCTGTAGGTCCAATAGCTCCCGGGTCAGAGCCACCATGTCCGGGGTCTATACATATTTTCATTGTTATTCATTCACCTCCCTGCAATCCTCAATAGCAAATCCACTACCACTCCCCCCAATGTTGCAGCAATGCCCCAGCCGATGTTGTTTAGCCGTGCTTCTATTCTTTCGAGATGCCCATTGGTCTTTTTGCGCCAATCTTCTAAATCCGAAACCCTTTCTTCAAGCCTCGCTTGTTGTACTTCCAAATATGCAATTTTTTCGCTCATGTCCATCTGTATCCTCCTCTTATGCAGATATAAAAAAGCAGGCGCAAACCTGCTTTATGGCGTATATGTCTGACCTGTTATTTGCTGAAATTCATCCGCTGTAATCAAGCCTTTTACAACTGCCTGTTTTACCATATCAATGTTTATCCAGCCGTTAACATAACACATTTTGAAAAAATTGAAATATACTGACATTTTGATACCTCCCTATTTCATTTCAAAAGTTTCATTTCAAAAGCAATTGCGCAACAGTGGTTTGAGCAAGTGTTTGTAATTGTGCTTTTAAGTCAGCGTTTTCTAACATCAAATTTGCGATTATCTGTGCAGAGGTTTTTGTAAACTCTTCTTGTTGCTGTTGTTTTAGTTCTTTGTAATATTTTTCTATTTCATGAGAAAAGTCCACTGGTTCATCTTCTTCATAATATTTTTTTATAATGTTTATGCCATCTGTTAGTACGTATTTACAATTTTCTTCTTTTTCTGCGTTACGAATATAAAGCATCATATCACCTCTCTATCTGATACGCATAATATCGCTTTCATAAATATTAAGTCCTCTATTCCACACTGTTATGCTCGCTGTGTCACCGGTAGTTCTAAAAGTAACAACCAACCAGACGGTAAAAGTTCCTGAAATTGTATTAATGCCTTTAGACCACCAGGAATAACTATAATAAGAAATACCTGCTGTGTTCATCGGTATCTCTACAATAATATTATTCAGCGAATCCCTAAGCTGAAATTTTACTTCAGAAGCAATCCCACTTGAAACACTAAAGCTTAATTCCGACTGTATTAGTAGAAAAGGTGCTACTGTACTAGGAATTGTAATTGTCTTGTTTGTACTCAAGTTATATGTTACATCGATTAGGCTAGTTGTCGAACTTGAGATAGATACTTCAGTCGCATTGGACACTAATGGTGTACTTTTATACAAGATGTTATTGTTGATATCCCTCTTTACATCGTACTGTGGTAACTCGCCTTTCACATATGTATTGAGGTCTTTAATTGTTATTACTGGTGTATCATACCAGTTATTTTCCCCTGTAATGGCCTTTATCCTGTTTGCAAACCAGTCTAAAAACTGCCGCAAGCTACCAACATTGCTGGTTGGTACTTGGGTTGGATCTATTGTCCTGTTGTTTCCTTCTATCGCCTGTATGTTTCCTTCTATCCTGTTAAAATCACTTGCCAAAGGCACATTATTAGCCTGCCAGTTTGTTTTTGGTGTATTATATCCGTTTGGCGCTGTGCCCATTATGTCGCCCTCCTTCCTGAGAGTTTAGCCCTTAAAGCGCCATCATACTCGATTTCCTGCCGTATCACATAGTAGTCATTTGTTTCTACGCTGTCAACTACACTAACCCTGTCGCCAAGCAGCAAGGCAGGGTTGCCACGCCATTCAACTTCAACGTCCCTGCGTGGGTCTTTGTAATATGCCAGCAGTTTGTTGGCCATGTCCTGCGCCACTTCCCGAGTCTGCACTAAAAGATTTGCCGGGAATGTATATTTTATCAGGCCGTTATCGGTTATGCTGGCGTCATCCTTGGCGATGGCACGTTCTTTGTTGAGCACCTTCAAGGGACGTGCATTGATTACCAACGTGAACGTGCCTGCTGTTGTGCTATACACCTTCACGTCAGCTCCCCAGGCGTAGTAGGTGGCCTCCTGAATCACGCACCCTGTCGTGGCGTTTTCCAAGCTTGCTACGGCGTCGATGCAGGGCGTTTCGTTGTAGTAGGCCGTTATTGTCACCGTCTGTCCCGCCTGAATAGAGACAGGCTCGTTTGAACGGTATACCTCCTGCGGTGTGTCTACTGGCCGCAACGGCTGTGTCTCTACTTCGATATAGTTCGCAATCTCCGACCACTTGACCGGATTGTCCTTGCGAAAATAGTCGTCTGCCGTGATTTCCAGCTCCGCTTCGGTCTTGCTTGCAAGGTACGAAGGCCCTTCTACTCTTACGATACCGTTTCTATCGCAGTAGACTTGACCGAGACAGGCCTCTGCGATTTTACGTAGGGCCTCCCGGTGGCTCTGGGGTTCAAAGTATGCGTAAGGCACGGTGTATTGCTGGAGTTCGGGGTCTACCCAATATTCCTCGGGTTTCAACCCGGCATCCTGCAAAACTGCAACCGCAAGGTCGTATAGAGTGGTGTTCTGCTGCACTTGCGACGTGCTATAGGTGGACTTCCGCAAAAGCTCCAGCCTGTCCCTGCCGGTCGTCTGTGCATAGACCCCGTCCTCGGGAGCGGACCAGTCGCCAGACCAGAAGGTGCCAAGGGGCACCCATACACGTTCGACAGGATAGATGCTGCCGTTGAAAGTTTCTTTCCATGTCGTCCACTCATCCACCGGCAGCGGTTGTCCGCTCTGGTATGCAGCCAGTATCTCCTCATCCGTCCTAGCAATGCTGGAGATGCGGAGGTCGTCGATGAGGGAATTTATATAGTCGATTCCGTCCGTTCTTGCCCCAATAGAGATAACATTATCTCCGAAACTTGTTGGCAGGGATGGATTGACAATGCTACCAACTTTCACACCATCAATGAATAATGCCATTTCAGCCTGACTCCACTTGCAAGCAAAATAATGCCACCCCACCGAAGGCTTTGTGACGGCAATATCAGTAGAAACACTAGAATCTATTCTAAAATGGAACTTGTCATCAATAGGGTAGTAGAATAACGCATATAGTCCATCACCTCCAGAATTTCTTATCGACCAGATTCTTCTCCAATAGGGTATACCCGGTTGTAGAAAGCTCGGTACATACACCCAACACTCCACCGTCCCCTCCTGCGGATTCAGCACCCCCGCCGTGGGGATAGTCAGGGTTTCGGGGGAACGGGTGCCGTCCACAAAAGAGGTGGCATAGGGTTTTTGTTCTATTTGGGCGTATTTAAAATAAAACTCGCTAACTTCCGTAACTCCACGTCCAGGTTGTAAAAACACCCTGTAACTACCGGCAGTCGTATACGTGGCTTGAATTTCAACTAGATGCCAATTGCCATCTGACGGAACAGTAATTATATTGCCATATACCCATGCTCCCCTATCAACTCTAATTTTCAGGGAAGGTGGGCCATCAAAGTGGGAACCAATAGTGTTAGAACCAGCTTTATGTTTTACCAAGTAAGTAAGTGTATAGGTTGTAGCGGATAAAGAAAGCGTCTGATACACTCCATCCCATTGTGTTTCACAGTGAATATAAGGATATTCACCAGATGAATCTACCCATGCGGTAGCGGAAACTGGCGTCCATTCTGAACCGTTGTTAAGTAAGCGTGGATTGGTAAATAAATTCGTCGTCCCCTCCTCCACCATAATCGCCTTGCCGAACCGCCCTTGTTCAAAGCGGGGCGTATTTGCGGCAACCTGCGTGCCGTCGCTGAGGTAGGCAACGCTGGAGCGGGTGAAAGTGGGTGGCTTGTCCGTGTAGTTATTCTCTGCTTCTACCCCCAGCCATGCTTTTATTCTTCTGTTTTGCTTCAAAAGCTGATACAGCGGGCTTTGCTTATTCCCTGCATCGAATTTTCTGCTAGAATTGTCCAGCCGTATGTCTATCTCGTTCGCCGATATATTCCCTACCGGTATGCTACCTTGACTTACCTCCCGTTCTTCAAGCAGGTGTATGAGCAGTATATCGTCCCCTTCGTAGGTTTCCTGCACCGAAGTAAAGAATTCGAGAACCTTCGCCTGCCGTCCCGGATGCGACCATTTCGTTATCGTCAATACCTGCTTGACAACGTCCAGCACGGGCGAAGGCAAAGTCTTGCTCCATTCTACCTCCGTATTGCCGGTAACTTGTTCCGTATATAGGAGCGTGTCATCAGGGCCATATAGGTCTATGCGGAAGTCTACTGGATATTCGCCTCTTGCACTATCACCTACCACCTTCAGGCTGTGTATCGGCCTTGCGAAGTGCGTCACTGTCAGCGTTGGATACGGCTGCACGAATGTTCCGTCTGCCTGCGATAATTGACTGCCCCACCAGCCCATTTGATGTGTTTCGGCTTCCTCTGCTGTGGCAGGTGCAAGTGCATAAGTGCCGTCCAATACCCATGAACCGTCTAAACTTGCTATCTTTGCGAATGGCACGGCTACTGCGTCGGCGGTTTGGGCTGGGTAGGAAACGTTAGCCTGCTCGGAGGCTTGGACCTGTATAGACTGGTCCAGGAATGGGTCTGTATAGTCTATTTGCACTTTGCCATATACACGCCTCTCTACTGCTTTCATTTTGCTCAAAAAATCCTGCGTTACTGGGTACATAGTATCACCTACACTTCTTCAAGTGTAATTGTTATATTGCTGACATAATTCGTATTGTGAACGAATAACTGTCGCGGCATTTCTGTTATATAGCATTGTATCGTTTTAGTTTGTCCTGCTTCATCGTATATAAAATTAACGGGCTTACCTGCTTCATAGTAAGTCCTAAAAAGATTAAAACTTGCCGCAGTAAGCCCATCGTATTTGAGCTGTATTTTCTTTTTAATTGCAGTTATATCCTTCACCAACCGCCCGCTTGCTGTTCTATCCGCTTTTGCTATTTCCACATCCACCACACTCATTTGCTTTGGCCTTGGGATGTCTTGTTCCTGTCCAGCATAGCCTATCTTCATGTTCCCATCACTCCAAGCCTGTTATTTTCAAGTATGCGAATATTCATAAGCTTGCGTTCAAGTTGTTTCAAACTATAATCATCCGCAACTAATGTTCCTATATGCAGATGTATTTCTTGCGGCCTAACTGTCTGTTGTGGTTGTATTTGCATCAATGCATCTCGAATAATGTAAGTTAGTTTTTCGATCGGAATGACCGCCTCTGGTCCTGCTTCACCGACACCTATAATAGTAGGACTATTAAATATACCGCCAGTGGCATACCATTTAACATCAAAATCCGGAATACTTATAGATAATGGCCCAACCCCTATGGATTTCCATGATACAGATACATGCGGCAAAGGAATGTGTAAATTCCTAAACGGTGCTAAAATAGCCTCTTTGATTTTATTAAAGATATCACTCGCTGCGGTTTTTAGATTATTCCAAGATTTAATTACTCTCTCCTTCATATTGTTAAACGTATCAATTAAGTTATTTTTCAGCTCTATACCTTTTTGTTTAATCGTGTCCCAGTTTTTATACAGTGTAATACCAACCGCAGTTAACCCAACTATTGCAGCTACTGCTATACCAATCGGACTTGTTAAAGCAGCTATAGCAGCGCCTACAATACCACTTGCTCCGCTCACAGTCGTCATTATCCCTGCAAGAGCGCTAAATGCAGTTGAAATTGTGCCGACTGCTGTAATAAGCTGACCAACAATTAATGTAACAGGTCCTATTGCTGCTGCAACCGCTGCAAACTGAATGATGAGCTGTTGTTGTGCAGGTGTGAGTGAATTAAACTTATCTGCAAGCATACTGAGAATATCCGCAAGTCGTTGCACCATTGGAGTTAATGCATCACCAAACTGTATAGCACTGTTTTTTAACTTGTTAAGCGCTTTAGATAATTTTGCCCCGCTTGTATTCGTCACTTGCTCAAATGCTTTGTCGGTTGTGCCCGCTGCATTTCCCATAAGTGTTAATGCTTGTGCAAAGTCCTGAGCACCTTTACCAGCAAGCACCGTTACTGTGTTTAGAGCTTCGACACTGCCAAACAGTTTAGCCATCATCTCAGCGTTGCCGCCAGTTTTTTCTCGAACTTCCTCTAAGAATTTAGCCCAGCCTACGGATTGCAAATGTGCTGCGTTAAAGCTCAACCCCAGCTGTTCCGCCAGCTTAGCTGCTTCTGAGCTGGGTTTCATGATGTTAGAAAAGGCTGCCTTTAACCCTGTCACTGCTTCCGATGTTTGAATACCATTTTTAGTCAGCACTGCAAGAGAAGCAAAAAGTTCTTTTGTGCTAACATTTAGAGCTGATGCGATAGGAATGACATTACCAATAGACCTTGCCATTTCGCCAAATGTTGTCTTACCATAGTTCTGCGCAACCATCATCTCATCTGTGATACGTTTTGCTTCACTTGCTTTAAGTCCATATGCGTTTAACACAGTTGATAATGCGTCAACAGCTGTTGCTGTGTCTGTAAAACCACCCTTTGCCGCTTTCACAGCAGACTCTAAAAATTTAACAGAATTAGCAGTATCTATACCTGCCGAAATAGCTTGATATTCAGCTTCCGTAAGTTCGTTTACGCTTATTCCTGTTTGATTGCTAAGTTCTAATAAGCCTTTGTGCAAACTATCAAGCGACACCTTAGAAGTATCCGCTATCGTTGCAACCTTTGCCATCCCATTTTCAAAGTCAATAGCAAATTTAACCGCTGCGGTTCCTGCTGCCAATATCGGTGTTGTTACCTTTTTTGTCAAGCTTTTCCCAACATCACTAACTTTTTCACCAACATCTTTTAGCTTTTCGCCCGCTTCTTTAGCTGACTGCGATAATTTATACCAAACAGAGCTTTGTTTCTCAAGCTCTGTAGTTGTCTTCTTTAGCTCGTTTTCAAGATTAGCAAGCTCAGCTTGTGCCTTGTTTAGCTTTATAGCCAAGTCTTGAGTAGCTTTCGCATCTGCACCTTTTGTTTCGACACTTCTTTGATAAGCTTGTTCTAACGCTGCTACCTTTTGCTTTTGAATGTCTATCTGCTTAGATAGTGCATCTGCTTGTAATTTTAATTTGTCTGTGCTACTTCCAAAATCCCCAAGCTTAGCAGTAGCAGCTTGAAATTCTGACTGCACAAGCTTCATTTGCCTATTCAATTGTGATATGCCGTTTTGAAAGCCCGTGCTATCCAAATTAACAACGACGTTAAGTTTACCAATTTCTTCGTTCGGCACTATTCTCACCTGCCTTTCATTATAAGAAAGGTATCTGGTCTATGAATACTTCTTGTTCTTCTTCTGCTGTTTCTATTCCTCGAACCTTCTTATACACATTAAACAGAGCAATTATCTTTCTTGGTGTACTGGCCCAAAACTCTTCTTCCGAAAGCCTCAATATATTTCTCCCAAGATAATAAATCCAAGCCCAATCCCAGCTTTTCTCACTGGGTTCATTAGTTTTTTTCGGTTTTATCCACCTCTGGCATTGCTTCATATATAGCTTGTGTAATTGCATTCATTACTTCGTTCATATTCCCTAAATGCACCATTTTGCCCACTTGTTCAAGTGTTAGGCTCTTGTCTTCATGTATCAAGCCACACCACAACATGGCTCTTATAGCCTTAATACTTCCCTTTTGCATAGCTTCAAATGCAGTATTTATATTGCCGTATAGCTCCTCAAGCTCAGCAAATGAGTTTAAATCAAACTTGAGATGTCTTTCCTTGTCAAGCTGTATTGGTATTAACTTTGTTCGTATGTCTCTCAGATTGCTCATCTATATCACCCCTCTAAAAATATGTAAAAGGCACAGCGTTAAACAGCTGTGCCCGCGTTAATCTTTGTCGTGGTAAACCAGTCAGTTGCTGTAAAGCCGGTTTCGTCCTCATCGCCAACAAGCTTCCATTTGCCATCATATACTCTGCAAACAAAAGTTCCCTTGAGTTTTGCAGTTTGAAATTTGACTTTGTCCTCTTTTGTTTGACTTTCATCGTCTGGAATTTCAAACTTACCTTTTAACAGCCAATAATATCTATACTTTCCGTTGCTCTTTAATGCCCTAAAGCCTATCGCAACGTATGGTGCTTGGTCTGTATTTTTCGCCTCAAGCACTCCGTTATTAATAGTGTGTCCTAATAATGCCGCTTGGACTGTAAGAGGTAAATCTGCCATCTCAAGCTCTAATGTAATCTCACCCAAGCTTGAAGCCGTTTCAAATGCACCGTCATCAGCATATAAGGTCACGCTGTCAGTTGTTGCTGAAATTTTTGCTGAAATAGCTCCTGCGATTCGAACTGGTGTTTCATATGTTACTTCTGTTGAATCGTCTTTCGTTAATTTAGCATAGTATACATCCTTTAAACCGATTTTCACACTATTAGCCATGCGTTGTTACACCTCCAGATAATAGAATCTCAAGACTTTGTGATATATTTTCACGTCTTCTTCATACAAGTCATACGCACTCAGAAAAGAAAAGCCAGCTTGCTTCATAGCTGACTTTACCTGTTCGACTATACTTGAGTAGTTACCCTTACTCCAAACGTCCACTTGCACATAGTAAGCTGTGCCTTGCTGAATGTCATCAGCATAAAGCTCACCATTTTCAAGATAACAAAAAAACGTAATGTAAGTATCTGCTGTGCCACTATAAACTTGAAAGCTTACAGGCACGCCTATATCTTTTAGTGCATTTATTACAAGCTGGTTTATGCTCATCATAATCCCAGCCCTTCTTTAAGCTTTTGCATGATTATCTCCTGAATCTTTCCCTTGTTCTTTTCGTATGCTCTGCTCATGAAAGGATTAGCCCGCATCTTCACAGTGCCAAACTCAATGAATTTAGCTCTCCAGTTTGTGTCCTTATTGGGCCCAACTTCTACGTATTTCTGTCCTTGCTTTGTTTTAACGTTTGACACCTCTATACTGTCCCGTAGCTCTCCTGTCCTAACCGGTGCTTCTTTCTTCATCTCTTCAGCAAGATATGTTCCTGCTTCACGCAATGCTTCGTTCTCTATTCTACTGCCTTTCTGCCCAAGTGCTTCCACAGCTTTTATAAGCTCATCCATGCCCTCAAATTTGACTTCAACTGCCACTCTGCACCACTTCCTGTGCTTTGATTTCGATGTATTCATTACGGTATTTGATATTATCAATCGCAACGATGTTGTAGTATTTATCTCTGAATTTGATTCGCATAGAAGTATCAACATCTGCTCTATAGCGAATCGTAAATTTAACAGTATTCTCTGCTTGCACCGCTGCCGCTTCCCAATATTCTCTCCCGTGTAGATTTTCAACCGCTGCCCAAACTGTTGCAACATCTTGCCACTGCTGAGTAGTAAAACCGTCAGCATCTGTCGTGTCTATGCGTTTTTGTAATGTTATTCGATGTCTTAAATCACCAATGCTAATCATGTGCTATCACCACTTAAGCTAAGCTGCGTCAATATCATTGTTACAATGTCTCGTATCTTCTCACTTGCCTTATCTGTTGTGAGTTCTCGTTTCTCGTACAAGTCACCTACAAGCAAAAGAACTACAGTTTTAGCAAGAGGATTTGTACTATCAAACGTTTTACCTGTCGCATCTTGAATAAATTTCTCTGCTGCAGCAATTAGAGTCAGAATATATCCGTCATCGTCGTTTGTGTCTACCCTAAGATGCTGTTTTGCTTCTTCAATCGTAACTATCATCACATCACCACCTTAAAATAAACGGGCAGGGAATTTATCCCCACCCGTTAACCTTAATCAGCTTATGCCGTAGCTTTAATCAACTTCACAAATGCAGCTGGTTGTACAACCTTGCCATCAAACATAGCTGTACCAAGATATTTATAGCTATTCGTATTAATGTCAAATTGAGTAGTTATATTGATTTCTTCAGGCATATTAGCATAGTAACCTGTTTTAAAGTCTCCCAAAAATGCTTCATGGAATGGTATACGTTCATCAAGTAACACTGGATATCCATATATGAAATATTTATTCCCTTCACGGGTTACCAAATCATGTTTAGAAGAATCCTTCAACGGCATAAAGTCTGCAAAAAGTGTCTTCTTGCTCATTAAGAACTTAGCATTTGCGTCATATCCACCTGGCAATAGTGCAATTAAGTTTGTCACATCTGTAAGAGTCAATGAACTCGAAGCTGCAACAACCACAGAATTGTTCTCGTTCCACGTAATTTTATTTATACCTGCTGCCTCTCCCACGCCTGTTCCATTGATAATTAAAGATGTTATCTTTGCTGCCAAAGCTCGCCCAAGATTATTAGACAACCAATTCTCAAATGCATCTATAGCCATGCTCTTTGCAGATTTTGAAATCTGCAGTAGCTTAGTTATTTCATAACCGAACAAATCCACAAACTTTACTTTATCGTCTGCAGGTGTAATTACAGCGTTTTCTGCATGTAAAATTGCTTCACTAACTACATCTTCTACTGGTACTCTGACTCCACCAGGAACCTGCAGTAAGTTTACTTCATCTAATAATGGTGCGTGTTGTCGTATTACCTCCATAACCTTATTCAGCGTTGTGGTCGGAATAACTGCTCCCACACTATCAAGAGCAGTAGTGAATGCACGCTTTTCAATTTCCGTTAACTCTTGGCCTTGCAAATTTTTAAGATATGCACTTCTGTATTCAGGTGTCTTAACTATTTCGTTTACCTCAAACATTCTAAAATCTCTCTTTCCCTCTGGTTTTGGTATTTCTCGCCCTGGTTCTTTGCCTGCTTCAATATCTTTTGCTATCGCCATTCTTTTTTCAATATCCTTTTTCTCTTCTTCAAGCCTTCTTAATTCAACTTCAAGTTCATCGAAATCAATATCTTTTGTCTCATCCTCAAGTAATTGTCTTATTTCAAGCTTACGCTGTTCAATCTCTTGTAATCTCTTTTCAAAGTTCATATCAAACTACCTCCTTGATTTAAATTGTGTATGTTAGTAAATACAACCTTCTACGCTTTTCAGCGCTCTCCAGCGCCTTTGCCTCACTCTCCAGCAAGGCAAAACTGCGTGCGTAGATGCTGGTTGTATCATAAGCAGGTAAATCAACAGCAGACACGTCAAAAATTTTCTCAATGTCAAGAATTGTTCTCGTTCGTGTCTCTTTGTTGTAGTCATCCTTTCGCACAGTAAAAGCAAAGGACATCTTATCGATGTCCCCTCGCTTTATTAGTTCGTATAAGTCTCTGCCTGCTGTTGTGTTTGCAAGCTTTGCTCTTATTTTTAAGCCCCTTTCATCTTTAATCAGTTGCAATGTCTTATTCCTTGTCCTTGCCATTATCATGACATGATCGCTGTGGTTATATTTAAGTGGCACATCTGACATATCCGTTTTATCAAGTGCTCTTGAGTCAATTATTTCTCTGTATTCAACACCATTTAAAGTAAATATTGCTGGCTCATTGAATCTAATCGCATACCCTTCAACAATCATTTCTGCCTGCTCTTCTTCAACAGGTTCTACAACTGCAGTAACATCAAGCATTCGTATCTCCTTGGGCCTTATAAACGACTTTAATTCCGTTGGCTCTATCTTAGCATCTTTTAAATGCGCTGCTAAATGTTCCCAGACGCCTTTTCTATCACGTTCGGGTATATCTGCTCCACCCATCGCACCGTTTAATACCGCTATTCCTGTTATGCAACCTCGCACATTAACTGGACCGATGTTGCCATCAGCGTCAACCTCATGATGAGGGAATTTGTAAGCTGATTTTGTCTCTGGATTTGCGTCTGGGTCCTGCCATGCATACATTTTTCGATAGTAACTTTCTTTTTCCCCAGTCCGTAACCGCTTTTCATTCTTGTTTGCATCCCATGGTTTGTCTACGGTATCAGTATGATGAACTAGTATTGCCGGCATTTTGATTTTCACCTCCTTGATTATCCGTTCCAGCTTGCTGACTATTACCGTTTTCAAGCTGATAGATATCTTGATATTCAGCATTCACAAAGTTTAAGCTAACAAGTCGTTTATCGCCACCTTCAACAGGGGCTAAATTGAGAATTTCACGTGCTTCATTGATGCTTAAAATTCCCAACGGCATAAGCGTTGCTATCATGCTTGTTTTTGTCTTGTTGCTTGCATATTGGAGCCGATTGCTTTCAAAGATAATTTCATTGCCATAGCCAATTTCTCTATCTGTGAAAATCTTACTCGTGAATTCAAGGCTCATCTGAATTGCTAAAGGTTCAATCGTGCTTTCATAGAACGCGTTCCATTCGTCCTCGGTGTATTTGCTCTGGATTATTGCTTCGCTAACACCAAAATAGCTATAAACAGTTTGTTTGATGTGCTCCATTGTATCCTTGTCTATAATCTTCGGGTCGTTGTTGAGTGGTATATAATCTGCCTTTGCATCCAGAGCAGCCACACCGCCATTGTTTGTAATGTCCATATATTCAGATACAAAGCGGTCTTTTTCCCGCTTAATATCTTCCGGCTTCAACATTGCTTGTGAAAATTTTAAAAGTCCTCGCAAGTTTGCTGAGGACTTCACAGCATTTATAATTCCTTGATTAGTCGTGTTGATTAACTCCAATGTCGGCAATAATGCTTCTTCATTACCTTCACCATAGAAGTCATGCTTATAAAAGTGTCTTCGCAAGTGAATTAAACTGGAATACGGCAATACTACCTTATCGCCGCCTAAAAAACTAAAGCGAACAAAAACTTCCCCCCTGCTCTCTAATAGCTCTACGTTGCTAAAATTCACAGGATAAAAAGCTCTTATATTGCCGTCTTTATCTGTGTCTATATAAACAAAGCTGTTGTTTTTCATGTATAGCTGCGTTATAACTCTGTAATAAAACGTGTAAGCGGCCATGTAAGGATTGGGCCTTATACTTAGAAGTCGTTGTATGTTTGAATCCACTAAAAATATTTGCCCGTCTACTCTTCTTATGTGCTTTGGCTTTAATTTTGCAGCGTTCCTTGCTATAGCATCCACTGCAGCCCTAACTACGTCGCTTGCGTAAGCCTCATCGCCGAACGGGATAAAAGACGGCACAAAAGAATTTAGCAACTTCAAGTATGTCGCATCTACCTGCTTTTGTTTCCTGCCACCAAATATCATCTCGAATAAGCTTCTTCTCTGCACCTAATCACCACCTTTCAGAGCAAGGTTAAATAATCATTCAACTTCTGCTGCAATACCACATAAGCAATGAGCAAACTCACCATACCATCTATGCGTTGTCGCTGGTTCTGTCCTTTAACTGGTCGAATATTCCCGTTTTCATCCATCTTTACACTTGTATTAGTCAAACACCACTTGAGGATTGGGTTATTGTTGTAATTAATTAACTTTGCTTTTAAATCCGCTTCTAATTCCTTCATCGCTGGGCTTAATGTTTTGTAACCTTGTCTAACTTCTATCATCTCAAAGCCGTATTCTTGCATTTCCTTAACCCAATACTGACTATTCCAAGGGTCAAAACCTATCCACAAAGGCCTTATCCCGTATTCTCTAAACATCTTCACAAACCAATCAGTAACATAGTGATAATCTACCTTGTTTCCCGGTGTCGTTGTTAACAATCCCCTATCTCTCCACTTGTCGTAAGGTATTTTATCTTCTATCACTCGCTTTTCTAATAAATCTTCAGGCAAAAAGTATTGCTGCAATACGTACTTTTTCGGACTGTCTGGTTTCATAAAAATAAGAGTTGCACAAGTTAAATCAGTTGTGCTTGATAAGTCAACTCCGCCAATTGCATAACTGTCTCTAAATTCTTCTATGTCAAAGGTTTCCTCGTTGTTGATTTCTTCGAAAGATAACCACATGCCGGCTTGAGTTTCTCTGATGTTAAAGTCCTTCGTAAGCAATCCCGGCAAGTCTTTCGGATTAGCTTTTGCTCTTTCTACTTTTTCTACTAAATCCTCCAGCTTCTTAATTGTACCAAGACCGGGATTAGCCTTTTGCCACATTTTCCAGTCTGTCCATTCGTCCCTGCTGTCCAATTCATAAAGCACTGGCAAAAACCTATCGTCTTCAATTACACCGTCCACAACCTTACATGCGTAATCATACATATTGTCATAAATGCACTCTCTAACCGTCCCTGCTGTGGTTATCATCACTAAAAGCGGCTGCCTTCTTGCACTCATTGACTGCTTCATAACCTCATATAGATTACGGTCCTTGATTGCGTGAAGCTCATCTATGATTACGCAATGGCTATTAAGTCCATCAAGGCTGTTTGAATCGCTTGCTAACGGCTCAAACTTTGAAAATGTCAGCGGCATGTATAAATCTGTTTTTCGCTTCTTCAAATGCTTTGATAGAGCCGGAGATTGCCGGACCATATTCACTGCTTCTGTGAATACAATCCTTGCTTGGTCTTTTTTTGTGGCAACAGAATATATTTCTGCTCCACCTTCCCCATCCGCCATAAGCATGTATAACGCTATACCTGCAAGTAATGTTGATTTTCCATTTTTTCTCGCTACTAAAAAAAGTGTTTCTTTGTAGCGTCTTAACCCTGTTTCTTTATGCACAAATCCAAATAAGGCTGATATGTAAGCCTTCTGAAATAGCTGCAACTGGACTGGTTTCCCTATCCATTCACCTTTCGACTGCTTGCAAAACCTCTCTATAAACTCAATAGGACGATTGGCTTTCTCTTCATCAAACACCCAATCGCCCTTTGGATTTTTTATCTCATCAACAAGTCGCTCATAAATCTTTCGCACTTTCTTCGACACTATCACGTTGCCATTCTCGATTTCCTCCCAGTACTTGAGTATCCAGTTCATAGCCTATCACTTCGCTTTTTTGATGAATGCCATTAGCTCATCCTCTGCAGGTTTTGCTTCTTCCTTCGGCAACATGCTAAGTAGCTGCTTTATAATCGCTGCATAGCTTTTAACCATTTCATTGTAAATCTTTGAAGCCGGATGTTCCCTCAACAATCGCTGCTTACCTTGCACAAACCACTCAACAGGGCCTTCTTCGTTTATGCGCTCCTGTAGTTCCTGCAATGTCGCATATAAAAACGCAGCTTGTTGTTTGAGCCCTTCTATCAATTGTTGGTCTGCCTTTGGAATATTCTTGAAGTATCTATTCAGTTTCTGTAACTCTTTCTTGTATAACTTTTCCTTTTCTTCTTTGCGCATTTTTATCACCTTTTAAAAAAATTTGTGCGGCTTTGGCCGGTTTTGCGAATTTTTGCGGCAAAATGCGGCTTTCTGGCCGCCGATTCGCAGCCCCCCCTCGTGTGGAAGCCCATTCCGAGGTTTTCGAAGGGCCGCGCCCCGGTCTCCAAGCCCCTCCTCTATTTAGAAGGTGGGGGGGATTGAATTAAGTTCCCTTCATCATCAAACGCTAAGCCTTCTGCAACAGGCATTTTTGTACTATGCTCTTTGTTATGGCAATCCTGAC